GCTGTGATGGACAGTGGTTACAAGAGAATGTATGATCGTTTCCGTGAGAAGTTCATCTATGTTCCTCTCAACGGTGACATTGCTGGTTGTATGACCAGAACATCACTTGTTTCTCAACCATTCTTCTCTCCTGGTGGTATGAACCGTGGTCAGATCAAGAATGTCGAAAGACTTTCTTATGACCCTTCGAAGTCACAGAGAGATACACTCTACAGTCATAGAGTTAACCCTGTTGTCACCTGGCCAGGTGAAGGAACAGTCCTCTATGGTGATAAGACGACTCTCGCATACTCCTCTGCGTTCCAGAGAATCAATGTAAGAAGACTCTTTATCTACTGTGAGAGAGTGATTGGTCAGTTTGCTCGTGAGGTACTCTTTGAATTCAACGATGTACCAACACGACTGAACTTCGTGAATACTGTGAACCCATTCATGACCGATGTGGTTTCTAAGCGTGGTGCAACGGATTACCTCGTTGTATGTGATTCCTCCAACAACACACCTGAGGTCATCGACAGAAACGAATTTGTCGCTGACATTTACATCAAACCCAATAGATCTATCAACTTTGTACAACTTACTTTTGTTGCTACGAAGACTGGTGTATCCTTCAGTGAAGCTATTGGTTCTACTAGATTAACCAGCAACTAATAACAGGAGAGTCAAACAATGGCAAATACAAGATACATCAGCAGAAAGAGTATTGAGGATTTTAAATCAAACCTAGCAAACGGTGGGGTTCGCCCCACCATGTTCGAGGTTCAAATTGTATTCCCTAAAATTATTAGAGAAACATTTGACATCGAAGACACAGCTATTGGTGACAACAGAGATCCTGGTGGTGACAGTGGAGAGATGAGTGGTTCTGCTGCAGAACTTACTGAAAAGTCAACCTTCCTAGTCAAGGCATCTACTCTACCTGGTTCTAATATCGGTAGAATCGAAGTTCCTTTCCGTGGTCGTCGTCTCAAAGTATCTGGTGACAGAACCTTCAACGACTGGCAGACCACAGTCTTCAACGATAGTGACTATCGTATGAGAGATGCAATCGAGAAGTGGGCTGAAGTCATTCAGTATCACAACTTTGCAATTGGTCACAACCAAATTGACTCCGGTATCAATAACAGTATCTTCGGCGAAGAAGAATCTGGATACATGGGTACAGGTTTTGTCCGTCAATTAGATCGTCAAGGTCGTCAACTTAAGATCTATAAGTTCTCAGGCATTTGGCCTATTACAATCGATGACATCAGTCTCGATTTCGGTATCAACGACACCATCGAAGAATACGGTGTCACCTGGGCGGTCCAATACTGGCACGCCAACAACGAGCAAAATGGTCCTCAGAACACCAATTTTGTCAAGCCAAAGAGAAACAGAAGAAAAATCATCTCCTGATACTCTTTACATATTCTCATGGGGTCTCTACAGAGGGACCCTTTTTTATTATCTAAATACTAGAAATAGAGATATCAAAAGTGAATCCTGGTCAACAAAGTCGTCTTTTTGGTTTCACCTATAAGAAGGACGAACTCGAAGAAATACAAAAGTTATCTCCGGTACCACCTAATCGTGATGATGGTGTTACAGTTGCTGCCGGGGGACTGACTGGTTATAGTCTCCCGATGGATTCAGGCGCAAGTCAGGATGCTGATTTGATTCGTCGGTATCGTTGTATGGCAATGCATCCCGAAGTGGATTCTGCCATCGAAGATATTGTAAATGAAGCCATTGTATCTGACACAAACGATACACCAGTTGCAATCGACCTATCCAATCTGGATATTTCAGAGCGTATTAAGACAATCATTCGAGAAGAGTTTGCTTATATTCTTCACCTTTTAGATTTCAATAACAAGGCACACGAGATGTTCCGTAAATGGTACATCGATGGTCGTTTATTTTATCATAAAGTCATTGATATGAATACTCCTGAAAGGGGTATGACAGACATCAGAAGTATTGACCCGATGAAGATTCGTTTGATTCGCGAGTATCGGAAGACACCACAACTTCCTTCTCCTTATTTAAAGAATGCAAAAAAACCAATGACTGCTAGAGAGCCTGAAGTTTTCGGTCAGGCTTCTGCACAAATGCCAGCCAGAGTGATTGAATACTTTCTTTACAGTAAGAAAGGTTTGAACTACATGGGTAATGGTATGGGTTATAGTGGAACTCAGAAGGGTGAAACTGTAAGACTTGCCAGAGATTCTGTTGTCTATGTAACATCCGGTCTTGTAGATGGTAACACTGGTCAAGTTTTATCATATCTAAACAAGGCAAATAAATCTTTGAATCAACTTCGTTGGATGGAAGATGCCATTGTGATTTATCGCATGGCAAGAGCACCTGAAAGAAGACTTTTCTATATCGATGTAGGTAATCTACCAAAGGCAAAGGCGGAGAACTATCTTCGTGATGTCATGGCAAGATATCGTACAAAGATTTCATATGATCAAAACACAGGAGAAATTCGTGATGACAAAAAATTCATGTCGATGTTGGAGGATTATTGGCTCCCCAGAAGAGAGGGAGGTCGCGGAACTGAGGTGTCTACGCTGCCCGGTGGACAGAACCTCGGAGAATTGGAGGACCTCAAGTATTTCCAGGACAAACTATACAGGTCTCTTAATGTACCCATCTCTCGACAGGATGCGGGATCCGGATTTCAGATCGGCAAATCTGATAACATCATGCGAGATGAGGTTAAATTCGCGAAATTTGTAGGAAGAATGAGAAAGAGATTCTCATATCTCTTTACTGACCTACTTAAAACTCAACTCGTATTGAAGGGTGTTGTCTCACCAAAAGAATTTGATTCCATGCAGGAACATATTCAGTTTGACTTCATCTATGACAACCACTTCTCTGAGCTCAGAGAGATGGAGATGTTGACAAACAGATTACAACTTGCTGGTATGGCCGAACCTTATCTCGGTAAGTACTTCTCTGTCTATATGGTTCGTAACAAACTACTTGGTTACACTGATGGTGAGATCAAGGAGATCGATAAGCAGATTGCTTACGAACGCAATGTTGGTATCATTCCAGATCCAAATGAAGGTATGGAACAAGCTGGTGGTATGCCAGGTCAGAATATGATGAGACCACAAACTGCTGATATTCAGGGAGACTATCAAGGTATCCCTGGTGATATGGATATGTCAGGGGATGCACCTGTAGGTGCTGATCCGAAAGGTCCCAGTGGATCTGTTGCAATGAGTGGTGGTATGGGTGGTGCACCACAGACAAAACCAATGTAATCTAAATAGTAGTACATCAAATAGATAATTATGTCTAGAGTTTCAGAATTAATTGATTTGATTGTTCAAGGTAAGAACGCAGAAGCGTCTGATGTTTTAAATCAGGAACTTCTTTCTCGTTCATATCAAGCAATTGATGAGTATCGACCACACATTGCTGCTGAGTATTTTGGTTCAGTGGCTAACTCACTTCTTGATCAAGGTGAAGAAGATGAGGAAGTAGAGTATGACGAACCAGTAGCACAAGAGGACACAGAAGATGAAACTGATTAGAGAAGAGATTGAATCCGTACAGGTACTCACAGAAGAGAAGGATGGAAAGAAGAACTTCTATATCGAGGGTACATTCTTACAGGGTGATATCAAGAATCGGAATGGTCGTATTTACGAGAGTCGTATTCTTGCTAAAGAAGTCGGTCGTTACAATGATGAATACATCGCGAAGAATCGTGCCATGGGGGAGTTGGGTCACCCCAATGGACCAACAGTCAATCTTGATCGGGTTTCTCACAAGATCACATCACTAACTCAAGAGGGTTCTAATTTCCGTGGAAAGGCAAAAATTCTTGAGACTCCAATGGGAAGAATCGCAGGTGCCCTTCTCAACGATGGGGTTACACTGGGCGTATCTTCACGGGGTATGGGATCTCTTGTTAGTCGCAATGGCGTTAACTATGTGGGTGAGGACTTTATGTTGGCTACTGCTGCTGACATTGTTGCAGATCCCTCCGCTCCAGACGCCTTTGTTCAAGGTATTATGGAAGGAAAAGAATGGATCTGGGATAACGGTCTCCTAAAGGAACGTCACATTCAAGAGATAAAGAATCGTCTAGATACTTGTAATAAGTCTCAACTCGACGAAGAAATTCTTCAAGGGTTCCATGACTTACTCATGTCTTGAGTTTTCCGTAACCCCTACGGTAAAAAATAACTATTCAATAAATAACTACGACTAAATAACTGAAAGATTCAGAAAAATGGCATCTAAAACTAGAGTTAATGATAAAGCATCTGGACCTAACATGGGTATGGACTCTGTAGGTCATGACGTTACTCCCGGTAACGTTGCTTCACCTAAACAGGATCAAGGTGGTCCTACCGCACGTAATTATCAACCTGATAATGACAGTTCAAAACTGAATATTTACAAGCCTGGTCAATCCAAGACTGCTGTAAATTCAAAGGCCGCCGCTGGTGAAGGTTCTATGGACAAAGTTCCTGATAGTGTCCTTCCCTATCCTGCTAACTACGATGGTTCCAAGCCTGGTCGTCCAGATACATCCGGTGGTGCTGATAGTTTAGATGACAGTATCACCTATGGTGCGACCAAGGGTGCCGGTAAGTCTTATGACAACGACGCTTTCCCACCTTCTGATATCGGTGGACCTTCTTCTACTGAAAGAAGAACAGTTGGACAGTCTAAAACTTATGAGCACATGGAAATCGACACCCAAGCTGCTGAACATCTCGAAGAGTTAGCAGATTCCCAGAACGCTTCAGATGACTTCAAGACCAAAGCCAAAGTCATCTTCGAAAGCGCACTAAACCAAAAGCTCCAGCTTGAAATGACAAGACTGGAGGAAGAATTCTCTGCAAGATTTGAACAAGAAATTACAGATATTGCAGAGAGAGTTGAGGCCTTCCTCAACTACACCAGCCAGCAATGGCTGGAGGAGAATGCGCTCGTTGTCGAGAATGGTATCCGCAACGAACTCTCCGAATCCTTCATGCAGGGCCTGAAGGGCCTGTTTGAGGATCATTACGTCACACTACCCGATGAAAAGTATGACGTATTTGAATCAATGGTCGCAAAACTTGATGACATGGAAGACAAACTCAACGAACAGATTGAGGTGAATGTCGCCCTATCATCTCAGATGTCTGATGTTAAGCGTCAAGCTATCGTAGCTGAGGCTGCTTGGGATCTATCTGAGACTGCTAAGGAAAGACTTTCTGCTCTAGCTGAGTCAGTTGAATTTGAAAGTGAAGATCATTATCGTCAGAAGCTCAATGTCCTTAAGGAGTCATTCCTTACAGAATCTCAGCAATATGCTGGGCAAACTGAATATCTAGAGGAGTCTACTGAGCCTCTACAACCTACAGTTTATGATGGAATGACAGGCTCCATGGCATCATATGCCAGAGCTCTTTCCAGAACTGTTAAATGAAAACCCCCCACAATTAACTTTTAAGTCAAATGTCTAATTATCTTACCGAAAAGTGGGAGCCTATTCTAAGTCATCAAGATCTTCCTGAGATCTCTGATCCTTACAGAAAGGCTGTCACCGCCCAACTACTCGAAAACCAGGAGATGTACCTCCGTGAGCAGTCCATCATGGGCGGCGCCACAGGTCTTCTCACCGAGCACGATTATGTTCCCACCCAGCAAGGTGGCCCACCAACCAATAACACAAACCCCGCGGGTGACGGTTATGCACCTGGTGCACAACTTCCTGCCACTTCCCTAGGTGGTGATCTAGCTCCTGGTTACTCCGGTTACGCTGATGGTCGTGGTCCTGTAGCAGGTTTCGACCCCGTCATGATCTCCTTGATCAGACGCTCCATGCCTAACCTCATCGCTTATGATATCTGTGGTGTCCAGCCTATGTCTGGTCCTACTGGTCTCATCTTCGCGATGCGCTCCATGTACGACGGTCCTCTAGGTCCTAACGAAGCTCTATTCGACGAGCCCGATCCTACCTTCTCTGCTGGTTACGGTCTACCCCGTAACGGTCAGATGACTGACGGTGCTCCTTACGAGGGTTCTAACGATCCCCGTGCTGATGGTTATAACAACAAGCAACCTTATGGCAGCCGTCATGATGGTGCTCCTTATGACTATGTTCCTGGTGAGTATCCTTATTCACATGGTAAGGACGGTTACACCGGTCTATATGACGAGAGCATCGAGATCAACGCCAACCCTGGTCTACTCGAAACTGCTATCGCTCCTCTAGGTTCCCTTTCCTACGCTGGTCGTCGTGAAGATCCTACCGATGACGAGAGCTTCTTCGTAGACGTCGAAGGCAACAGACTATCTTCCAACGTATGGGGTGACCTATCTCAGGAAGAGAAGATGAAGGCTATGCAGCCTGGTTCTGGTGCACAACTCAACGCTGCTGGTCAGCCTGTTGGTACTGGTGCTTATGACCCTGTTCTAGCTGATCTCCGTGGTATGAACACCCACGAGATGGAGCACCTTGGTCAGTACGGTGGTGTTGATGCTTATGATGGTACATGGTCCACCGATGCTGGTGTTGACTATCGTTTCCGTCAGATGGGCTTCTCTATTGAGAAGGTCGTTGTTGAGGCTCGTGGTCGTGCCCTCAAGGCTCAGTACTCCATGGAACTTGCACAGGATCTCCGTGCTATCCACGGTCTAGATGCTGAAGCTGAACTCGCCAATATCCTTTCTTCCGAGATCCTAGCTGAGATCAACCGTGAAGTCATCAGAACTGTTTACAGAACTGCTCTTCCTGGTGCTCAGAACAACGTAAATACCCCTGGTATTTTCGACCTAGACCTCGATTCCAACGGTCGTTGGAGTGTTGAGAAGTTCAAGGGTCTACTCTTCCAAATCGAGCGTGATGCCAACGCTATCGCTCAACTCACCCGTCGTGGCAAGGGTAACATCATCATCTGTTCTGCAGACGTTGCCTCCGCTCTAACCATGGCTGGTGTACTTGATTACACCCCTGCTCTAAACGCTAACCTCAACGTAGATGACACCGGCAACCTATTCGCTGGTACCATCAATGGTAAGTTCAAGGTCTACATCGATCCTTTCTCTGCCAACGTTTCCAACACCCACTACTATCTAATGGGTTATAAGGGTTCCAGCCCTTACGACGCGGGCTTATTTTACTGTCCCTATATCCCTCTGCAGATGGTTCGCAGTGTCTCCGCCGAGACATTCCAGCCAAACATCGGCTTCAAGACCCGCTACGGTATCGTTGCTAACCCCTTCGCTGAAGGCGCTATCAATGGTCCTAACCGTGGTAACCAAGGCCTTGGCCGTCTGGTTGACAACTCCAACCGTTACTACAGACGTACACGCGTTGATAACCTTATGTGAGCCTTGTCTCTCAAAGAAACAGGGGACCTTCGGGTCCCCTTTTTTATGCTATAAAATAATCAGAATTGTTCTTGAATATATTCTTTCCACTGGTCAGACATATGATAATACATTGCTTCTGCTTGTGGACCAGTTTCAGCTAAACCCTCTTGAATCAGAAAGTCACATACCATTTCAAATGATTCATTGGGGTCTCTTGCCTTACTGATGTGACCACCTAATGCTTTAGATGTACCACCTGGTGCTTTAAAGGATGGTTTAGGAAGACTTATATTTGGTAATCTAATTGATCTTCTTTTTCTTCCACGACGAGTTCTGGAAGCAGTGGCAGCTGCGGCAGCCGAGTCCGCGTGAGACTTATCTTTCGCCTTATCTTCTGATTGTGCAGCAGCTTGTGACCCGCTACGAGCTGCGGGTCCTGCCTGTTCTGCACTTCTATCAGCAACGGATTGACCACTTGTACCTGGTGTGGGAACAGACTTAGACTTTTCATCATCTGCTTGTGTTGCCCCAGGAGCTGCCATTGTTCCCGCAGTAGATTTCCTGGCGTTATCTTTGGCCCTTTGATAATCTTGAGCCTTCTGGAATGCAGCCTTTTCAGTGGCAGCATAATTGGATGGAAGTTTATTACTTCTATCTTTTGATTTCGCTGACGTACCACCTTTTCCAGTAGAT